GTGAGCGCCGCCGAGGTTGCCCAGGTTGTGCCGCTTGAGAAGTAAGGGATACCGCCCGAAGTGCCTGCAACCGTCAAGGCCAGCGTGCCGGATGTGGTGATCGGTGAGCCAGCAACCGAGATCAAGCCGCCGGTAAATGACTGCGCCACACTGGTGACTGATCCCGATCCCTTGTTGTTAAAGGTCGTCCAATCCGCAGCACTCAACGCCCCGCGATTAGTTGCAGAAGCGGTTGGAACTTGAAGCGTGATAACCGGTGTCGTTGTGCCGTTTGCCACGGTGCTGGACAGGTCAGTGCCGGTTGTGCCGAGCGTCAGCGCAGCCACGCTGGTGACAGTGCCGCTGCCCTTGCCGTTAAACGTATTCCAATCGGTGCTGGTCAGATAGCCATTAACGCTGGTTGTAGCAGCGGCCATCGATATTGCTGGCGTTGTGCCGCCCGAGCTGACGACCGGCGCAGTGCCGGTCACGCTGGTGACGGTGCCGCCAGATCCGGTCGCGGATAACGTGCCGCCGGCAAAGGCGACGCCGGTGCCGATCGTGACGTTGGAAAAGCCGCCCGAGCCGTTACCGTAGAGGATCGACGTGCCGCTGGTCGCGGGCGCGTAGTCTGTGCCGCTGGTGGCTGCGCTGATTGCAGTGCCGTTGCCTTTGAGCAGTCCGGTGACGGTCGTTGAAAGCGTGATCGCCGGGGTCGTGGTTGCGGTTGCTACCGTTCCGGCCAGCCCGTTGGCCGACACCACAGACACCGAGGTTACGGTGCCGGTTGCAGCCGCCGCCCATGTCGGCGTTCCGGCGCCAGCACTGGTCAGCACCTGGCCTAATGTGCCGGCCGAGGTGAAGGCATAAGCAGATCCGGTGCCGTAAGCGATCGCACCCGCGGTTGCTGTTGCGGTGCCATTTGTGCCGCCGTTAGAAATCGGCAGCGTGCCAGAAACATGCGTTGTCAGTCCGATCTTGCCCCAGCTGGGCGCCGTCGCCACGCCGCCAGAAATTAACGCGTTCCCAGTGGCCACATCTGCAAGCCGCGAAAGCGCAGTCGTTCCGCTGGAATACAGAATATCGCCGATCACATAGGTATTTAAGCCAGTGCCGCCGTAGCCTGCGCCGAGGGTTCCTGCAAGCGTCACAGCGCCCGTTGTAGCGGTTGCAGGCGTCAAGCCAGTGCTACCCCCTGACCACGACAAAACGCCCGTATTGGCGACCGTAATGGCGCCCACGCCGTTGGTGACGCTGATACCGACGCCTGGCGTCAATGGGTTGAGCGTATAGCCGGTGCCGTTACCGATCAGCAGCTGGCCGTTGGTTGGTATTGTGGTCAGACCGGTGCCGCCAGAGGTGACCGGCAGCGCAGAGCCAAGAGTTACGGTGATGAATTGCGGATTCATCAACCACATCAACCATTCTTGATTCGGCCTTCCTGTAGTTGCGTTCAGGAATTCCGAATAAGGGATATTGATGTTGGAATTAGGCGCCGTCGCCATTAATTCTCACCAACAGATGATTTCAAATTTGCAGAAATGATCACCGCTTTGACAGGTGCACTGATAGCAACCTCAAAGATTCTATCCCGAGCAAAACCTAGCCGGCGCCAGATAGCCCGATTGGTATATCGGCCGATCCTGCCGATGCTGGTCCAGTGCTCGTTTGACCAGGTGCTGCCGCCGTCGTTGGACCAGCGCAGCATGGCCTGCGGATCGTAGCCAGGCGTAGCTTCATAGGCTTCCGTTTCTAAGGCATAGCCGTTGTAATCCACGGCAGGCTGCACTTGAGTAACCAGCGGTTCGTTACCGTCACCGGCCTCAGTGACTAACTGGTCACCGGCTTGCGTGGTCAAATAACCTTGCACAAACTCGGCCACAATTACGTTATTGGATTCAGTGGCTAAATCTTCACCATCATAGCCAGGATACCCATTTAAGCCCACCCCTGGCTGAAACTGGATCTGCAGCTCGTCAAAATATTCCCGTTGGAAGTCGGCCACAAGATGCGGCGCTCGACGTAGCCTGCGGATTGTTGCCCCATCTTCAGTATAAACATCGTTTTCAATGCTGTACAGCTTGCCGTTTTCGTAATCTCCAACAATGTACATATTGTTGAAAAATGCACCACAATTAGACCGATGCCGGTTATAAACGCCGTCATCAAATGACAACCACTTGTGCCAGCTTTTGGTGGAAAAGTCATATACCCAAGTCAAATTAATGGTTGGAAATGTCACAACGTACATTTCATGGCCTTCAATCTGATAGCTGTAAGCAATTGCATCGCCGGTATATTGGTCAATCAAAGTTTGTTCAACCGCATGGGTAGAAATTCGGACCCAAGTGTAACCCTGCATCATTTCAATCGTGCCATCGCCGCGGTTGTCTCTTGTTACGCAAACAAAACTTCCATCCAATCGAGCCAATGAAAACGGTGCGCCAATACCTTTTTGAGAAGATGTGCCTGGAACCCGTTGAAATGGGAAAGTGGTAATCCCTGTGATTACATTGCCAACATCTGTCCAAACCTCAGTGGTTGTCTCGCCTAACAGATAAACCTGTCTGTTACTAACGATCATGCTTACCAGAAGGTCGCTGTAGCCATCAGCCGCGCCGTAGAGAGCTAAAGATGATGTGGCAAGTCCAAGATCACTACAAGCCCAATTTTGCGTGCCTGGTTCGTTGTATAAGAAATAATTGTCGACTTGATCTGTAACGCTTGCACCTTGCCACGGTCCATCACTGGCTGACAACATTGCAAAAGTGTTTGTGCTGGCAACCCATGTGTAGCGGTTATCGCCATCAACGATATAGGCTGTTAGACCGTTGTTTGTCGTGATGTTGTCGCTGATGGACACCGGACCTGTACTGCTTAACAGAGCACCAATTAAGGTTGCCACCATGTTGATGTTGACCGAGTACACATTTGAGCCAGACACAGCAATCAGGATTTCTCCACCTGACATAGTATGCAAGCCGCGAACCTCTGCAACTGCAAGCTGCGTTTTCAGCAACAAGCCTGGCGTCGGATACAGCGCCACAATCCCGCGCTGGCCGGGTTGTTTCGTCGGATCTATTTCAGCGTAAAAATTAATGCACTCCTGAGCATCCTGATAGATGCTAGGCGCTTCATAGGATGTGCCAACAAACCCAAAATCTGGCATGTTATGCAGTAACGGCTTTGATGACTGCAAACGCGATCACAATGGCTTCACTCAACGAACCGGCGGTGATGTTCCGCACGTTAATGCTGGCCGAACCCGCAGCAGATTGAGCATTGAGCAAGTAAGCACCCGGAGTGCCAGCGCTGATGTGGTTCATTATGAGAATGTCGCCAGCTTCAATTACCGTGTTGGTTAACGTAAAGCTGATCGTGGTGTCTAGGTTAAGCGCGGCGCCGTTCAACGTAATCTGACCGGTAGATTTGCTCAACGTAACTCCGGTGGATTTGCTGGTGGCTTGGGTAACAGTGCCGCCAGATCCCGTTGCGTAGCCATGTTTGCCGGTGCTGCTGATGACCTGGTTGCCCGTTGTGCTAAGGCTGGTGCCGGTTGCCGCACCGATTACCGGTGTGGTCAACACTTGGCTGGTGCTAATGCACGCACTGATATTGCCGCTAGCAACCGTTCCCAACGCGGGCGTGACAAACGTCGGACTGGTGAACAGATTAGTGACCGACAGTTGTTTTGTTGTGCTGGTCGTTGCCTGAACGATTGGCAACACATCACCGCCAGCTTGCGAAGTGGCAACGGGGAGAGCAGATATAGCGATATTAGCCATGTTAGTAATTTCCTGCGTAAATGTTAAACCGCTGGCGAGTCGCCACGATGGAATACGGCAGGCTCATTACGTCGTCGGGGTTATTGATGCGTTTGATGTTGCGCTTGCTGGTCATCGCAATCCGCTGCACTGAGGGCGGCGGCTCCACGCCAAACTCAGCCGCGATCTCGCACGCTAGGTTAAATCGAAACGCCCGAAGGTATCCTGGCGGGATAATCAACGAGGTCGCTAGCGTAGCCGGTTCGACCAGCTCAGTGACGCTAATAAAGTGCCATTCCAACGCTTTAGTTGGCACCGGATAGATATACATGGACACGTTCGGCATGTCCATGTTGATCCACAGCACTTGCGGGTAGGTTGAAGTAACCGTCTTGACCGCAATACCGTCGTACTGCTGCTGGTTGATAATCTTGATGCCAAAACTGATGTTGTTTGACGGATCGCGGAAGTAAGTTGCATCATCCAAAAGCACCGGACGATTGCCGACAAAATCACCCGTTGGCCCAAGAGTCCGTGAAATAAGACCTTGCGTCCAAGTAAACACTTGGTCTTGCGTCGAGAACACGGACAGACGTTCAGACGACCAGCTATCGAGCATCTGATTCATTGCGGTCAGAGAGTCCTGCGAAGTTGCTGCGGATGGCGTTTCGCCTTCGGCTAATTGACCGATCAGGCGCAACGCTCCGTTGATCTGGTCGCCAGCGGAAGTGGTCATGCCGCAAGTTCCTTACGAGGTCTACCGCGAGGTTTAGCCAGTTCGTTCAGTACGGGTTCGCTAGGTGTTAACAGCGCCCCGGCGTCATACCGCACCCAGCCACTTTTTTCATCATAGACTGCTTCGGCCTCTGCAATAGCGACTTTGTTACCGTGGACGGGATGCCGCAGGTAGATGACCATGATATTCCTTAAAGACCGCCCCATATTGCTATGGGGCGGGGTGTTGCTTAAGCTATCCGATAGACCGAATAAGCCGCCGTTCCGGTTTTGCGGAACAGGAACTGCGCCGCACCACCAACGCCAGCCGCACTGCCGGTGATAGCAACCAAAAGGTTGCCAACCGAAGTGATGCCAGTGCCAACAACAAACGTGAGAACGCCAGACGAAGTGCCAAGGTTAACCACGTTCAACAGAAAACAACTGTTGGTTTTAAGGTTGGTCATTGTTGCGTCGATCAAGGTCGCCGTAGGCAGCGTGTAAGACGCTGCGGTAGCGGTCGGATCGCACACCAAAAGCCCACCAGTGACTTGAGCAACAGTCAACGTTGCGGTTGCAGTTGCCGTTTGCGGTGCTGCTTGGGTTTCCATTACCTGCTCGTTTTGATTGCCATCAGTGTACTGATAGCCGCCACCAACTGAAGGAAGTGCCATGATTGTTTCTCCTAAAAGATTAAGTTGCCCCCGCGCTGGGCGGGGGCGGTTTGGTTAGCCCCAGATCCGGCAAGCCATCGCAGGACGAATGGTGCTGAAGCCGTACAGCACATCGACACGACAAGGCATACGGTCGTTGTTGATGTCGTACTGACGCACGATCCGCATCGAGATCCCGTTATGCACCTGGCGCGAAGCCATATCTACGCCTTGCGGGAGCAAGAGGTCAGCCGTAGCCAGCGTGATCGCATTCTTGTGATAGACCAAGTTTTGCGGGTACACGGTAGACGCGGTTCCGGTGAACACCAAAGCAGCAGATGCAACTGGGAACGCATCAATCGTAGCCAGTGCATTAGATGCGGTGTACATGGCAGGCAGGAATGCAATAGTTGCCGAGGTGCTGGTCAGGGTCTGATCCGCAGTCACAACGAACTGTTGCAGGCTACCAGTGCTGAGGCGGGTTTGCGGGTTGACCGCGTAGACCGCCGCAATGGTAAATACATCGCCTTGCTTGAGGGACTTGGTGCCGCTGGTGTAGGTAATATCCAGCGTTGTTGCGCCTTGAGTTGAAGGCACAGTGGACGCGCAGATCGGCGCAGCAGGCAAGTTACCTACGGTGTGGTTGACGATGGACTGAGACATATTCATCTCATCGTAGCCAAGCACACCTTCGCCCATCATGCCGGTCTTGAACTGGCGGGAAATCGTGCCCGTCGGGTTAAAGAATCCGGTCATTCCGTTGACCAGCCCAGCGTTAGCGGCAGGGTTGACGGTGGCGTAGCGCGGCGACATCGGCGTTGCAAACTCGTTCAGCTTTTGCTGCGCTTGCAGCAAGACCAACGCGGTAGCAGGCGTGGTGCCGGGAGTGCCAACCGTGGACGAGATCGACTTGTAAGCGTTAGCAACGTCAGCATCAACACTCGACGCCAACTGGCTAATACGCGGCTTGAGAACACGTTCCGCGAAGTCGTCCAACTGCATGGTCAACTCGGCAGAAGTAAAGTTAATGCCGATGTGCTTCTGGCTGGAAACCGTCAGCGTGGTGTACTGCTCGTTGTCGTCCTGAACTTGCAGGGCGGCACCGTCGGTCACCAAAGCGCGATCCGGCAGACGAATCCGCAGGGTCGAGCCGATCTTGGCACCTTCGACGGCAAAGCTGTCGTCGTACTCTTTGTTAACGTTGCGGGAGATGACCAAGTTGTTCTCAAGGATCTCAAGCGATTTCCTTGTAATCATGTCGATGGTAAGCAGGCTATTAGCCATGAAAAACTCCTAAAAGTTAGCGGTGCCTCGCTTCCTGCTTTTTCAACTGTCTTGCTCTGTCAGCTTCAATCCACTGGCTTGTGGTCATGGTTTTAATTGACCTTGGGTCTGTGGTATCAAAACTGCCGGAGTGACCTCCGCGAGCGGTGACGGGTGAAATCGGCGCAGGTGCGCTGGATGTGCGTTTTGTTACGGGTTCAGAAGCAATTTTTGCTTCCAATCTTCCAATCTCTTTTGCCTGCAAAAACGGTTCTAGGCGGGATATGCGATCAGCTTCCTTGGGGTTTGTGCCGAGATAGTATGCAATATCAGGGCCGTTATCCGAAGATTGAATCGTCTGGGCCATCACCTGAGTAATTGGTAGCTTGGGGTTGTACGCAACTTGTTCGAAGTCCTCGTATTTGCCCCGCGCATCTTCTTCCTTCTCGTGATAGTTACCAAGCAACTCCTGTTGCTGTTTCGCGTACTGTTGCTGCTGGACAATCTGCTGCGCCTTGGAAGTCGTCAGTGCATCAACGTATTCCTCGGTCGTCGTAAACTGTTCCGGCTTTACATGCTCCACAGGGGCTGGCTTTGGTGCTTCGGCCTGCCTTGCTTCGCGCTCCCACTTTCGCTGCTCTCTTGCAAGCCTCTTGCCAATGGCTGCGTCAAGATCCTCTTGGGTAAATACCTTCGGAGTTTCCTTAACTTCGCCTTCGGATGCTTCTACCGGCGCTACAGTCTCTGGTTCAGGCGCTGCCGTAGCTACCTGTTCCGGCGCGGGTACTTCCGCTATCACTTCTTCAGACATGGCTTGATTCCTTGGAATCCCTGGCGTACCGCGCCAGTGCGGTTATTCGTAAACAAAAGTCAATTCCATCGTGCCTGTAGCCAACACATACAGGCCACGGCTGAATCCAACACCGCTATCAGCCCCACTCAACGGATAGTTCTCGCTGGCTTGTGGGGTCAGAAGGCTGATGATTGTGGGATCTGTTGCGGTTTGCGTTGCAGAGTCATGCACCGTCACGCGAGGCGTAGCTGATGCAGAACTACAAAATATTCCCTTAAGTTTTCCAAACCCCACCTTAATTGTGGTTTTGTTTGGCACACTGGCAGTTACGCTCAACTGATAATAATGGGCCATGTTTGTTCCTATTCGTAAATGAACGTGACACCAACGGTGCCGCCGATCACTACATACAAGCCTTTGCTGAACCAGATGCCGCCGTCATCCCCCGTTAGTGAATACATCGTATGCGCGCCAGGTACAAATTCCGCAATTATCGTGACCGCGCCCGTAGCCGCCGTTGCTGAGTCATAAACCGCAATCGTGGGCGTGGCAGATGCGGTGCTGCACATGATGCCCTTGAGTTTACCGGCACCAACCTTGATTTGCGTGGTTGCGCTGATGTTCAGGTAGTTTGAGGCCATGATTTATCCTATGCCAAAAAGCGCAATTTGTACAAGGTTCGCAAGTAAAGCTCAATAATATTGTCGATGAGCTGTTGCAACGAGGTATCCGACTTGTCCACAACGTCATACCGAGCCGCTTCAATTTCCTTCAACTGGTCTTCCAAGAACTCAATAATGTTGGTGGTTTTCTTGGCAGACATCAGCGAGATCGGGCCAATCAAACCATGCCGCCCTTGGTAGGCTTCGGCAAAGTCGTCTGCAGCACCTACGATACGTTCGTAGAAGATGTTCAAAGCTACGTGCTTGGAGTAGCTGCGGGTGTTAAGGTGAACGCTATGCGCCACATCACGCGCCAAGAACAGCATCCCCATAAAGTCGTTGCATTTCACTGTGGCATCCCTTGCGGTGGCGGCATTTGTTCCATAGGCATCATTTCAGGTGGCGGCATCTGCTGCATCATGTCTTGAGGCATCATGTCTTGGTCACGCCCCGGCATCTCGTTAATCAGATCGCCAGAGGTAATCATGCCGTGAACGGTGCCCAAAACAATGTCTTGAATCTGCTCAGGTGTCATGCCAGCCTGCACCGCCGAGATCCGTTTGGTTTCCGCGTCGTAGGCTTTGACATCGGCCTCAAACTCTTTGACCTTCAGCGTCTGAGCTTCCATCGACTGGCTGACGTTTTGCAGCATCTGGTGCATCTGCTGCATCTCTTGCCCCATCGCCTGCATCTGCTGGTTGGCCGCTTGCAGCGCCGGGTCGTCGTCATCCGACAGCAACTTGGGGTCAATCGTCTTGGCGAACCGCGCTGCCATCTCCTGCGCGCCCGGCCAGTCCATGTGCTTGATAAAGAGGTCGCCGGCCACGGCCCACAGTTGCGGGTTGCCTTGCAGCAGTTGGCTCATGGCATCCAGCGACTCCTGCCGCTTGGTCATGTAGCTCGGGCCGGTAGTCACCGCCACGTCGTACTTGCCGACGTTGGGGTTGTAGATCTTCTTGATAACGATGCCCTGCTCGTTCTGGATTTTCCTGACCGGCATCGGCTGTGTCGGGTCGATCATGGCCTGATCTGTCTCACCGTCCATGCCAATAATGCGGGCAATGCGCTGGGTGTCGTAGATCTTCGGTATCAGATCGACCAGTTGCCGCGTGGCGTACCGGATCGCCCGCGCCAGGTTGTCGACATAGTGGTAGGTGCCGGTGTCGGACTGCTTCTCGCGGGCCAAGATGGCCCGCCCCGACCGCTCGTTGCTGGTGGCGCCCAGACTGCTGTCGTACTGCCCGGTGGAACTCTTGATGTCGTCCGACGCCCCCGCCTTGGCTTGCAGCAGGCCGCTGGAAGCCATCGGCGGCTGCGCGCGTTGCGGTAGTGGCAACACGCTGCCCTGGCCGTCTGTCACATCCGGATTGACCTCTAAGTAGGGCCAGTTGTTGATGTTGGCTGTCTTCCACTGCTGCTCGTAGCCCTCAAACTGGCCGCCGTAACCGATAAATGGTGCCTTGGGCGCCAGTGCCAGCATCTCGGCCTCTTGGCTCACCCAGTAGTTGTACATCCGTTGAGCGTCTTTGGCGTTTCGCACCAGCCCACTGACGTACATCCTGCCGTCTATCTCAAATTCGTTGCCAATTACGCGGATGACGGGGATGTATTTGCCCGCCCAATCGCGTTCTTCCAGCACCTCGAAACCGTTGGTTTTGCACCATTTGACCTGTTTAACGTCCACATTTCGGGTCTTTATGGGCTTTAAACCCATCAATTCGGCTTGTTTGGCCTCCGGCGACCCAGCCATTGCGGTGATTTCGCCGTGGTACTGGTGCAGTTTCTTGGCCGTATGCTCAATATAGAAGTATTCCGCGATTCTTACCGTGTCTTGGTTGATCCAGGCATTCAATTGCCCGTCACCGACGCCGTATTGCAGGCTGGACAGGGTTGCGGCGTTAGGAAACTCGCGTTCGTACTCGTCTGTAGTGATTTCCTGATTGATAAAACACCATTCAGCGTCAGATCCGCAAGGATCTTGGATTGTTGGATCCATATAGACGCTAAAACTGTCCCGAATGCGCCCAATTCGCAGATCCTGCTCAAAACTGTTGTCGTCGTTGTATTCAGTCAAGATGCGAAAGTAACCCTCACCAAACGTCACCTGGTTGTCGCAGGCGGTGTCGTAAGCTACGTCGGCATCCGAGATGTACTCGATGTGGCGCACCAGACCGTTGAATATCTCGGCAACCTCAATGTCGGCCTTGTCGTCAGCAGGTATTACCTTGCCGCTCGGACGGTTTTGGCGCTGGTCGTTGGTGACTTGCAGCACGTGTTGCGGTAGCTTGTTGATGGTCAAACATGGGCGAGCGTTGATCGTTTGGCCTTGCACCGAGCCGCGTGTTGCCAGCACGTCGGCAGGCCACTGCCACTGGTTGTCAGGTGAGGCCGCACGGAAGCGCAGGTCGTCCAGCTCGTCCTCTCGGGAGTCCGAGTACGCCGCAATCGCCATCGTCAGGCGAGTACGCATGGTCGCCAGCATCTCGCCGTTGTCACGGTCGGACTTAGTGCCGCCAGAGGCTACTGCCCCGGCTTCGTTGATGCCTGTGTCCTGATAGGCCACTACTTACCCTTCTTCTTGGCTTCGCGCTTGACCGAATAGGCAATGGCAACGGCCTGCTTCACCGGCTTGCCAGCGGCAACCTCGGCCTTGATGTTCTTGCGGAAGGCGGCGGGTGACTTTGACTTGACCAGTGGCATGGCTATCGCTTCTTCGCTGTTTTGGCAGACTGCTTGAACGCCTTGGCCGTGGGTGCGCCGGGGGCGCCCGGCTTACGCATCTTCTCTTTGCTGCCCGCAGCTATTCTGTCGCGCTTGGCGTTAATGTTTGCGTAGAGTCCTGGTTTCATGGTCAGCACTTCCATCGTTTAAGAGAGGCTTTTGCACGTTCAGCGGGGCCACTGGCGTTCTTGACTACGCCAGACATCCTAGCGCAAAAGGACGCCTTGCGCCCCTTGTCTGCGGCGGTCTTCGGGCTGGGCGCGGGTGCCTTCAAGTTGCTACCAGTGGCTGCGTTGTACTTGGCTCGGCCCTTGGCGGTCAGGCCAGCGCCCTTGCTAACGGGGAGCTTCTCGCCTCGACCCACAGCTAGAGACACGCTTTTCTTCACGATCCCATCCAAGAGTTGGTTACACTGTTTGACTGAGAGTTTACGCGGCGCGCAGGCTCGCGGTACTCGCGGTGCGCGACGGGGAAGGCAAACGTCACCGCCAGCGCGTCGGCGGCATCGGGTGAGGCTAGACCTCTACTACGCATTTCCTTCTTTCCTTCAAGGAAAATCGTACCGCTACTGTTGGGCTTCTTCATCGGGCCGACCAGATCAGCCTTTAGCTGCCGGTCGCCAGGAATGGATGCTGTCTTCAACCAGTCCTTCATCAAGCCCCACATCTCAGCCCGTTTGTTGCCCCACATAATGGCGTTCTTGGCCTTCCAGCCAAAGTTTACCCCACGCACCTTGTATCGCTGTTCTGTCAACCTGTCAAGTATTCCGTATCCAAGGCCCCCTTCGTCGATTACCGACAGGATCGGCTTGTACTCCTCGATGGCGTCAATCACCCGTCCGACGATGGTCATGGTGTCCTCGCCCGAGTAGCGTTTGATGGCGATAATGTCCCGCCCCTGGCGCACCACCAGCACGGTAGAGTCAGCGCCGCCGCGCGCGGGATCTATCCCGAGCACAATCGGTGCCGTGGTGTCCTTCCACCGCTCGCGGCCCATCGCGTCCTCGACCAGCAGCGGCTTGATGAACTGATCCTCGCCTGCGTCCGGAAACTCGCCGTACACCTCGACCTTCGCCTGTGGCGAATCTTCTCCGTATTCTGCGATGATCTGCTCATAGACCTGCTTGTCGGTGTCCTCCACCGTCCTTGCGTCCACGCTGCGCGTGTTCCAGAACGCCCGTTTGGCGTGGAAACACTCGAAAAAGTACCCTTCATTGCGCCGGGGGTTGCTGAAGGCAAACCAATACCGATCGGGTGTGTTCTCGGTAAAGAACCCGGCGCCAACCTCCCAGATTGGGTTGGGGATGCCGCTCGACTCGTCGAAGATGAGCATCATGCCGTCCTGGTTGTGGACGCCCGCGTAGCTGTCGGGGTTCTCCGCCGACCACAGCTTGCCTTCCGCAGCCCAGTAACGTGTGCCTTTCTTGAGATCCCGCTCGACCAGCTCGCACAGCCACGCCGCCGGCACCAGCTTGGTCGCGCTGATCTCAAACCAGTGGTTGTTGATGGTCATCGCCGCCCACTTGGTCAGCTCGGCCCAGGTCACTGACCTTAGTTGCGACTCCGAGTTGGCGCTGATGATGACGCTCGCGCCGATGCGGGTGGTCAGCATCCACAGCACCAGCCAAGATACTAGGGCCGACTTGCCAATTCCGCGACCTGATGACACCGCTTCTCGCAGCGTGTCCATCTGGATCTTGCCCTTGTTACCGTCGATGTGCTTCTTGATGTCGCGCAGGACTTCCCGTTGCCACTTGCGCGGCCCTTTGAACTTGTGCAGCGGGGTGTTCTTCTGGCCCCAGGGGAACGCAAAGAGGACAAACGCCTCGGGGTCGTCGGCCAGCGCGGGCGACCACAGCTCCACCATCAGCCGCTGTTCCTCCTCAGACTGATAGATCGGTAACTGCATTACTTAGCCCGTAAAAGTTGCAACGGCAAATCGTATGACTTTTCCGGCAGCACGTTTCTTCGTTCGGCAGCGGTTAAGTTAGCCCGCGCTTCTGTAGCCCGCGCTTCAGCTTCGCCCATTAACGCACGATAGCGACGAAAGGCTTCAGTAGACGCAATATTGGCTATGTCAGCGGATGACGCTAGGGGGTGTTTTGTTTTTACGTCTTTTAATATTTCGGCATAAAATTGACTTTCCCCACCACCGGGGGCAAAACCTTCGCGTTGTTGCACCGCGTGTTGCAACTCATGCAAAACCGTAGACCTTGCGCCCTCTTCAGTCTTATTTCGCACGGTAAACTGATTGCCCCGTTGGCTTCCTGAATTGCTTGACGCGGGCATCCAGTCGGGTGATTTGGCAACCTCCATGCGCCCCGTGCGGAGTATGTCTGGGTACGCCGCGTATAGTTCGGGGTGGTTAAACGCGCCGCCGATAGGCAAGTCTCGAACCGGCATGTAAGCATTGCTTTTGCTTGGCACAACAGAGTTAAAATCCATTCTAAAGCCGGCGGATGCGTCAGGTATCTCTTGCCGCCACATACCGTCGGGTGCTTTCCAAGTGCCGGTTTGTTGCCAGATTGCTCTTGCGTCTACACCCGCTTTTTCCAGCTGTATTGCTTTTGCCGCTGCAATAGAATCCCACGTTTTGGCATTTTTGCCTATAAACATCCCCAACGAACCAGCGGGTGGGGGCGCGGCCCTTGACGCGCCCATGCCGCCGCCCATCACGTTCATGGCAAAGTTCGCCGCTTCTTCCTCGGGGTTAAAGGTTGGGTCGCTGCCGCTGTAGGCTCGCCCCGGCGCGGTGATTGCGTTGGCTGCGCCGGCAATAATGCCGGGTAACGCAAAACTGCGCTGGTTCATTACTGAACCTGGCATAGTGTCTTGAAAAGGCAAAAAGGTTGCGCGCCCTTCCATCGGCAACGCTTGTTCATACCAAGGCAGTTTGTTCTTGCTTTGGGGTGCCAGCTTGTTATCAGCCATCTATCACCGTTCCCTCGATCACTCTGGCGCGGGCTTGCTCGAGCGCCGTGATGACGCTGATCTTCTGATAGACGTCCACACTGATCTCCTGCCGGGCCGTCCAGCCATGCACATGCTGGAGGATCGCCAGGCTCGCCTTGGCGTCGCCCGCTTCAGACGCCTCGTTCAGACGCTGCGCTGCGCGCAGCTCATTGTCGGCCTTGCCCTTCTGCGCCGCCAGCTCAGCCAATGGGTCAAATTGGCACAATTGCCGGTACTCCAAAGGCAGCATCCCCGACGCCAGTGCCAGTGAATCTCCTTTCAACCCTAAAGATGCTGCTTTGTATATGGAGTCCAGACGCGCCTCTGTCGCCTGAAGTCTGGGTCGGATCGCTAACGGCAGTGAGCGGAACATGGCTGCGTTATACCACGGCCTGAAACGTGTTGTCCATTTGGCCTATTTGGCCTATGTGGTGGCGCATGTGGGGGCTGATGTGGGGGCGTAAGCGTTTGGCTTGCAGACATAAAAAATTTTGAAAAAATCCTTACGGCTCCTACCCTGACCTGTGCTCTTGGCGCAAGGCCCGCCCTCCCCCATGCTGCGCTGCAACAATTCTCGATGCTCGATGCCTGGTCAGCCGGTCAGCCGGTCAGCCGGTCAGCCGGTCAGCCGGTCAGCC